AGAAGAATTGAAGGACGAGCAACGATAACACCAAGTGTAAGTAGATAACTTATGGCTAGAAATCCAACTCAAAGATATATTGATAACGAAAAATCAAAAAGTTTTTTAACAAATATTTTAAATCAAACACCAGTAGGTGTAGTTGAGGAAGTAGATATTGATTTAGATGTTGAGAAGAAGATTTCAGAGCTACAAGAAGCAAAATTAAATGGTAAAAGTGTCAATGCTGGTAAAGAATTAAAAGAATGGGAACTTGGTAAACAATTTGCAAATCTTTTAGACAATGTTGGTAAAGAAAAAGAAGTTGTTGAAAGAAATATTGTAGAAGAAGAAAAAAAGATAGAAGGTCTAGAGAGTTTACTTGCAGATTTAACAGCTGAAAAAGATAAAAAAAAGAAGAAAAAATTAATAGTAGAACCTGAAAAAACAAAACCTGTTCATGAGGAAGTTAAACAGGTCATACTTAAACAACCAGAAAAATTAGACTTAACTAAAACTAAAGATTATGTGGCAGAAAAATATGTCAAGCCTTTAGAAAAAGAAGAAGTTGCTTTAGATGAAGAAGCAAGAAAAGTTGTTGCTAATAAGTATAGTGAATTAGGTCATGGTACTTTACAATCATTCTTATCACCAAAACAAATAGAATCAGATCCTGATATTATTAACAAAGTTGAATCTCATATTGCTGAGATGAAAATTGCTAATGAATTAGAAAAAGATAAAGTAACTAGTTTAAGGTCTATTGATACTTTAGAAAAACTTACTAGAGAATTTTTAAACTTTAAGAATATTACATCTATGCAAATGTCAACTATCGGTGGCGGTGGTGGCGTTCAGTTATTAGATATGGATGATGTTAATGTATCTACTAAGGCAAATGGATATATTTTAAAGTATAATTCTTCAACTGAAAGAATGGACTTTGTTAGTGCTGATAGTGGACTAATAACAGGTTTAACAGCAGACGGAAGTAACAATATAACAATTACTGGTGATTTAACTGTTGAAGGAACAACTACAACGATTGATTCGACTACAATTGAGATACAAAATTCATTTAAGTTCGAAGGTGCAACTGCTGACGCACACGAAACAAACTTAACAACGATTGATCCAACAGCAGATAGAACAATATCTTTACCAAACGCAACTGGTACAATTGTGTTGCAAGATACAAGTGATACACTAACAAACAAAAGTATTGACTCTGATAACAACACAATTACAAATATTGTAAATGCTAATATAAAATCTGGCGCGGCTATTGCTTTTGATAAAATGGCAACATTAACTGCTTCAAGAGCATTAGTATCAAATAGTGATGGTGAGTTAGAAGTAAGTGCTGTTACATCAACTGAAATAGGTTATCTTGATGGAGTTACTAGTGCTATACAAACACAGATTGATGCTAATACCGCTCTTGCAAACACGAAGGCAACTAATGCTTTCGCAATCGCTCAGGCAGTCGCATTAGGATAGTTATAAATAGTTAAAAAGGAAGAATAAAATATGGCAGTCCCAAGTACGAAAGCAACATTAAAAGAATACTGTTTAAGAGCATTAGGTAAGCCTGTAATAGATATAAATGTTGATGATGACCAAGTAGATGATAGAATAGACGAGGCAGTACAATACTTTTGTCAATATCATAGTGATGGTGTTGAGAGAATGTACTTAAAATATCAGGTAACGGCAGACGATATAACTCGCATGACTGCTGATACATCTGAATCAGTTACAGAGAACGGTGTAACAACTACTTGGAAACAAGGAAATAATTTTCTTATAGTTCCTGAAACTGTTATTTCAGTTGTCAATGTATTTCCTTTATCTGACAGAGCAAACTTAAATATGTTTGATGTTAGATATCAATTAAGATTAAACGACCTATACGATTTTTCATCTACAAGTATTGTTCACTATGAAATGACAATGAAACATTTAGATTTTTTAGACCACATTTTAGTGGGCGAAAAACCAATGAGATTTAATCATCTATCAAATAAATTATTTCTTGATATGGACTGGAACAATGATATTACAGCAGGTGAATTTTTAATCTTTGAAGTTTTTAGAAGATTAGATCCTGCAACAAGTACAGATATGTTTGATGACCTTTATTTAAAAAGATATACAACCACTTTAATTAAAAAACAATGGGGACAAAATCTATCAAAATTTTCAGGCACAGCGATGTTAGGAGGAGTAACATTAAACGGACCTGAGTTATTTTCTACAGCAATTCAAGAACAAAGACAATTAGAAGATGAGATAAGATTAAATTATGAAGAGCCTCCTCATATGCAACAAGGATAAATAAATGCCAACAAATGTCTATTTTGACACAGGCACCACATCTGAACAGCGACTATACGAAGATTTAATTATAGAACAGCTTAAGATATATGGTCAAGATGTCTATTACTTACCAAGAAAAATAGTAAACAAAGATAATATCTTTGGCGAAGATCCTGCGAGCTCTTTTGACGATTCATATATTATTGAAATGTATGTTGATAATACTGATGGATATATGGGCGAACAAGAGATTATTAAAAAGTTTGGTTTAGAATTAAGAGATGATATTGTATTTACTTTATCTAAATTAAGATGGGAAACACTAATTAAAAATAATAGTGATTTAGTTGCTGATAGACCACAAGAAGGTGACCTAGTTTACTTCCCAACTACAAACGCATTTTTTGAAATACAATTTGTTGAACATGAACAACCTTTCTATCAACAAAGTGCTTTACCTACTTACAAATTATCTTGTACTCGATTTGAGTATAGTTCAGAAAGAATTGATACTGGTATTGCTACAATTGATAGTGTTGAAGATAGTCTATCAACTGATACAATGAATTTTCAGTTTAGTTTAGAAAATGAGACTGGCTCATTCGTATTAGAAAGTAGTATTGGTGCAATAGATTATGTAATTAATGAAAGTTTCACAATGGCAGACCAAGCAACTAATGACCAAGGTCAAGTATTTGAAACAGAAGCAGGAACAAATACTGCTTCAACAGGCGATGATATATTAGACTTCAGCGAAAGAAACCCATTTGGTGAGGTTGACGAATACTAATGGATAGAGATAGACATAGACAACTTACAGACTTTCATAAAAAGTCTGAAACACATAAAAAAGAAATGAATTTAAGTAGAAATTTAAAAAAAGAAGTAAATATTGGTGCTAACGGTACACAAAAATATATTATTAAAGAAGGCCTTAATAAAGGTAAAATAGTATAATGTTTGGAGAACACTTTTATCACAAAAAAATTCGTAATACTGTTATTGCGTTTGGTACGATATTTAATAATGTAAATATTAAGAGATTGGATTCTAGCGGGAATCCTATACAAAACATTAAAGTACCTTTATCATATTCACCAAAAGAAAAGTTTTTAGCTAGATTAGACGCACAGCAAGACCTAACTGGAGACGACTCAAAAGTGGCAATCACTCTACCTCGAATGTCATTTGAAGTTACTGGATATAGTTACGATGGCGGTCGTAAGTTAAATAAGAATCAAAAGATAACTAAAGTAACAACAAATGCTGACACCACAAAAATGAATAGTCAATATACACCTGTGCCTTATGATGTTAATTTCTCTTTGGGAGTTTATGTTGCCAATTCAGATGACGGATTACAGATAATAGAACAAATACTTCCGTACTTTCAACCTGACTATACTGTTACCATGATTGAAGATAGAACAATGGATACAAAAAGAGATATACCATTTGTACTAAACAATGTAGATTTTGAAGATAGTTATACAGGCTCACTTACAACAAGTAGAAGAATAATCTATACATTATCATTTACAGCAAAAATTTATTTGTTTGGACCAATTAGTACAAACTCTATAATTAAAACTGTTTCAGCTGATTTATATTCTGATACAGGAAGTAATGCACCAAGAGTTGAGAGAGTTACAGTTACACCAAATCCAACATCAGCTGATAAAGATGATGACTATACATATACTACCACATTAGATTTCTTTACGGACACTTTAGATTATGATGAAGCGACTGGTGAAGATAAGTAATTAAAAGGACTTTAACATGAGTAAAATTGATGATAAACTAAATGAAGTATTAGGTATTGCTGAGATAGATAAAACTTTTGAAAACGAAGTGTTACCTAAAAAAACAACAACCGAATTAATAGTACCAGAAGATAAAGATCCAGATATTGATTTTGAAACTGGTAGAAAAAATCTTTATAACTTACTTGATAAAGGTAATGAAGCAATTGATGGTATACTTGGTCTTGCAAAAGAAGGAGAACATCCTCGTGCTTATGAAGTTGCAGGACAACTAATCAAGACAGTAAGTGAGGTATCACAAAATCTTTTAGACTTGCAAGATAAATTAAAAAAGATAAAAGATATACCTGATAAAGGACCTAAAAATGTTACTAATGCCTTATTTGTTGGCTCAACAACTGAATTACAAAAGATGTTAAAGGAAAAGAAATGATATTTTTTAGACAAAACTTGCATGAAGTAATTACACTACCCGAACCACCTGTTGAAGATTTAACAGAAGCATATGAGGTAGAAGAAGTAATTAGACGAAGAACAGAGAAAGATGTTCAGTCTATTCAAAACCATGACCAAGAACCTTACTATGCAATTCGTAAAGTTTGTGAAAAAAATGGTCTAGAGTTTCACGATAGTGAGTTCAAACAAATTATAAAAGAGTCTGTACCAATTATTACATACTTTAAAGATTTCTTTAATCGTCCAAGACCTGTTGAAGTTCTTAACCGTTTAAATACTTTACCAAGTAAAACAAATAAAACTAGGTCATACCCTAGTGGTCATGCGGCTCAATCGGTTATACTTGCAAGATATGTTGCTGGTAAAGTACCAAAGTTAGAAAAAGAGTTGATGAAAGCAGCCTACGAATGTGGTTATGGTAGAGTACAAGCAGGGTTTCATTATGTATCAGATTACGAAATAGGCAATCTACTTGGTGAAAAGATGTATGTATTAATGAACAAAATGGATTATGGACAAGAAATGAATGAAGATAAAATATCTTTCAAAGACTTCTTAAAAAATTAAATGGCAACAACGGATCAATATTTAGGTAATCCTAATTTAAAGAAAGCTCACACCTCTTCTCGTTTTACAAAAAAACAAATCAAAGAAGTGATGAGTTGTCTTGAGAGTCCTAAATACTTTATAGAAAATTATTTAAAAATTGTCACCATTGATAAAGGTCTTGTACCTTTTGAGATGTATGACTTTCAGCGGAAGATGGTAGATACTTTTCACGACAATAGGTTTACGATATGTAAATTACCTAGACAAAGTGGAAAGTCAACTATCATAGTCTCTTACCTCTTACATTATGTCTTATTTAATGACAATGTGAATGTTGCAATATTGGCTAATAAATCTTCTACGGCAAGAGATTTATTAGGTCGTTTGCAATTGGCTTACGAACATTTACCCAAATGGATGCAACAAGGCGTTCTCAACTGGAACAAAGGTTCACTCGAATTAGAAAACGGAAGTAGAATTGTAGCGGCAAGTACTTCTTCTAGTGCTGTTCGTGGTAGTACCTTTAACATAATATTCTTAGATGAGTTCGCTTATGTGCCTAATAATATTGCCGAAGAATTTTTTAGTTCAGTTTATCCTACAATATCATCTGGTAAATCATCAAAGGTGATGATAGTATCTACACCACATGGTATGAATATGTTTTACAAGATGTGGGTAGACGCAACAAATAAAAACAATAACTTTGTTCCTGTCGAAGTACACTGGAGTGAAGTACCAGGTCGTGATGAAAAATGGAAAGAAGAAACAATTAAGAATACAAGTGAGGCACAATTTCAGACAGAGTTTGAATGTGAGTTCTTGGGTAGTGTTGATACTCTTATCAGCGCAAATAAAATAAAAACTATGCCAGTTATCGAACCTAAACGAAGTGGTGGTCTTGATGTTTACGAAATGCCAAAAAAGAATCATCTCTATACAATGACAGTTGATGTGTCGAGAGGATTAACAAATGACTATTCAGCCTTTTGTATTATGGACTGTACAAGTGTACCATATAAGGTAGTTGCAAAGTACAGAGATAATGAAATCAAACCTCTTCTTTTTCCAAGTATCATAGATAGAGTTGCTAAAAGTTATAACAAAGCATTTATTTTAGTAGAGATAAACGACTTAGGACAACAAGTAGCAGACAATTTACAGTTTGAATTAGAGTATGATAACATGATGATGGTTACACAAAGAGGTCGTTCTGGTCAAGTATTGGGTGGGGGTTTTAGTGGTCGTGGTAATCAATTAGGTTTGAGAATGACTAAAGGTACGAAAAAAATCGGAACTTCTAATCTCAAAAGTTTAATCGAGGGAGATAAATTACTTATTTCAGATTTTGATATTATCTCAGAATTATCGACTTTTATATCAAAAGGAAAATCTTTTGAGGCTGAGTCAGGTGCTACAGACGATTTAGTAATGTGTTTGGTGATATTTTCGTGGTTGGCAAATCAAAGATATTTTAAAGAATTAACAAATGTAGATGTGAGAGGTCAAATGTTTACTGAACAACAGAATGCCATTGAGGCAGATATGGCACCTTTTGGTTTCATAGACGATGGATTAAACGATCCAGAGGGAAATGATGGGTATTTTGTTGACGCAGGAGAAGTTTGGCGACCTGTATCATATCGCAAAGGAGAATAGTGTAATTTCGGTATACTATAAATATATGCAAAGGGTTATAACTAATAAACTTAATATTAAGGAGAACTAAAATATGGCTTTTCAAGTATCACCAGGTGTTCTCGTTACTGAAAAGGATCTTACTAATGTCATTCCTGCTGTCTCAACATCAGCGGGTGGTATAGTAATTAATGCAGAAAAAGGACCAGTAGATGAAGTTACTACGATTTCATCTGAATCTGAGTTGGTTGATATATTTGGGAAACCAAATGCAAACAACTTTGAAGAATGGTTTTGTGCTGCTAACTTTTTGGGATACGGAAATAATCTGAAGGTAGTAAGACCAATTACTGGCATGTTAAATGCTGTGTCAACTGGTAGTGCTGTCTTAATAAAAAATACGACTGAATATCTTGGAACTTATTATTCTGAAACTGGCGCTGGTCAAGTATCTAATATAGGAACTTGGGCTGCAAGAGAACCTGGAACACTAGGAAACAATTTAAAAATTTCTTTATGTTCTAATTCAACTGCATTTGGACCACACTCAATGAGTGGTAATCTAGTTGCTGACGCTTCTGCTGCTATCGGAGATACAACAATTTCTGTTGATGATGGTAGTTTAATGCAAGTTGGCGACATACTAGAATTTGGAGACGCAACTAGTGTGCCTTCAGCTGATGGTGCACCTTCAGGACATTATTACAAGATAACTGCAATATCAACAAACTTATTAACAATCGCAAGATTTAATGTCGCTACTGGTAAAACAGAAACAGGCGGATTAAGACACGCTGTTGTTGATAACGCTAAAGTCCTAAGACATTGGGAATTTTACTTTCAATTTGATGGACCACCAACAACAACTGATGATGTATCAGCTGCAGGCGGTTCACTAGATGAAATGCATATTGCCGTGATTGACGAAGATGGCGGAATTACAGGAACTGCAGGCGAAATAATAGAAACTTTTGCTGGCGTTTCACAGGCAAATGACGCTAAGGATGCTTCAGGTAATTCAAACTACTATCCAGATGTAATTTACAGAACAAGTAGCTTCATCTATTGGGTAGACCACATCGCTACTTTAACAGACGGTTCTGCTAAAAAAGGCACAACTTTTGATAATACAGTCGGCGATGCTTTTGTAGTATCTAATACTTCACTTACTGGTGGAACAGATGACTTTGTTGCTACTAATGCTGAGATTGCAACTGCATATGAAAAATTTAATGACACAGAAAATGTGGATTTATCTTTATTAATTTGTGGACCTTCACAGACAGGTGCTGACGCTACAGGCGACACAAAAGCAACTGCTGTTATGGATATCGCAACTGCAAGAAAAGATTGTGTGGCATTTATATCACCTGCGAGAGCAGATGTTGTTGATGTTGCAAACGCTGTTACACAAACACAAAATGTTGTAGCATTTGCTGATGGTTTACCATCATCAAGTTATGCTGTCATTGATAGTGGTTACAAATATATGTATGACAAATACTCTGATATATTCAGATTTGTACCATTAAACGGTGACATCGCTGGACTTTGTGCAAGAACAGATAACATCGCTGATCCTTTCTTCTCACCCGCTGGATTTAACAGAGGGCAGATTAGAGGTGCAGTAAAATTAGCATTCAATCCAAACCAAACTCAAAGAGATGAATTATACAAATCAAGGGTAAATCCTGTTGTATCATTCCCAGGGCAAGGTACGATATTGTTTGGCGATAAAACTGCTCAATCTAAACCAAGTGCTTTCGATAGAATTAATGTAAGAAGATTATTCATTACTCTAGAAAAAGCAGTATCTACTGCTGCTAAGTTCCAACTCTTTGAGTTTAATGATGAATTTACAAGAGCTCAATTTAGAAATCTTGTAGAACCATTCTTGAGAGATGTACAAGGCAGACGAGGTATTACGGACTTTAGTGTTGTTTGTGATGATTCAAATAATACTGGAGATGTTATTGATAGAAACGAATTTAGGGCTGACATTTTTGTTAAACCTGCTCGTTCTATTAACTTCATTCAACTTAACTTTATTGCTACAAGAACAGGCGTTGCCTTTTCAGAAGTAGCAGGCGCATAGGAGGGATAAAAAATGGCAAATATTAATGACTTTAAAGCCCGACTAAAAGGCGGTGGTGCAAGAGCCAATCAGTTCAAGGTAACTTTACCTTTTCCTGGTTACTCAGCAGTTGGTGGAGAAACGGCCGACTTAGCATTCTTATGTAATGCTACATCAATACCTGGGCAAAATCTTGGTACTGTTCCTGTAAATTTCAGAGGCAGAATACTAAATCTTGTCGGTGATAGAACATTTAATCCATGGTCTATTACAGTACTAAATGATACAGACTTTAAAATATACAGAGGTCTAGAAAGATGGATGAACGGTATGAATAACATGACTGATAACGAGGGGTTAACAAATCCTTCAGATTATCAAGTTGATATATTCATTGACCATTTAGACAGAAACGGAAGTACTCTTAAATCTTATACTTTAAGAGGTGCATTCCCAACTGCTCTAGATGATATCGCACTTAACTATGGCACGAATAATGCTATCGAGGAGTTCGGTTGTTCATTTACATATCAGTATTTTGAAACAGATACTACTACATAATAAACAAATAAGTTATAAAGGAAAATTATAATATGGTACAATTACTTGGCTTCCAAATAACAAGACAAACTGACGATAAGGATAAACCGGCGGAGGCCAAACAGGCCTTCACGGTTCCTTCTCCTGATGACGGTACAACTACTATATCTGCTGGCGGTTACTTTGGCCAATACTTGGATATGGAAGTTACTGCCAAGAATGATGTCGATTTAATTAAAAGATATAGAGAAGTTGCTCAACACCCAGAGTGTGATATGGCAATTGAAGATATCATCAATGAGGTTATTGTTTCAGATGACAGAGACCAATCTGTTACAATATCGCTAGATAAGTTAGCAGTCTCAGAGAGTATTAAAGGCAAAATTCGTAATGAGTTTGACGAAGTTATGAGCCTACTTAACTTTGACGAAAAAGGTCACGATATATTTAAAAGATTTTATGTTGATGGTAGAATATACTTTCATAAAGTCATAGACCCAAATAGTCCACGAAAAGGCTTAACAGAATTACGATATATAGACCCACGAAAAATTAAAAAGGTTCGTGAGGTTACAAAGAAAAGAGATTCAAAAGGTAAAGGCGTTGAGATTATAGAAAAAACAGCAGAATGGTTTGTCTATAATGAAAAAGGAATATCATCAGCAAACTCAAATGCTGGTGTTAAAATTTCTGCTGACTCAATATCTTATATCACATCAGGCGTAATAGACCAAACCAAGAATATGGTTATGGGTCATTTACATAAAGCAATTAAACCTGTCAATCAATTAAGAATGATTGAGGATGCTGTTGTTATTTACAGAATAGTAAGAGCACCTGAAAGAAGAATATTCTATGTTGATGTAGGTAATCTACCAAAAGTAAAAGCAGAATCTTATTTGAGAGATGTTATGGCAAGATATAGAAACAAACTTGTCTATGACGCTGCTACAGGTGAGATTAGAGACGACAGAAAACATATGTCTATGCTTGAAGATTTTTGGTTACCTCGTAGAGAAGGTGCAAAAGGTACCGAAGTTCAAACACTTGCAGGTGGACAAAATCTTGGCGAGATTTCAGATGTACAATACTTTCAAAAGAAATTGTATAAATCTTTGAATGTACCTATTTCTAGAATGGAATCAGAAAATGGTTTTAATCTAGGTAGAGCCGCAGAGATTACAAGAGACGAACTTAAATTTACTAAGTTTGTTCAAAGATTAAGAAAAAGATTTACTCAACTATTTCATGATGTACTTAAAACACAATTAGTTTTAAAAGGTATTATTACAATAGAAGATTGGAGTACTTTAAAAGAACATATACAGTATGATTATTTAAAAGATGGATATTTTTCTGAATTAAAGACTGCTGAGATATTAAGAGAAAGACTTAATCTTGCAAATGAAGTTAGTCCATACATTGGTAAATATTTTTCTGTTGAATATATCAGAAAAAATGTATTAAGACAAAGTGATGAAGATATCATTGAGATTGATAGTCAGATTCGAAATGAAATTAAACAAGGTATTATTGCAAATCCAGAAGGCGCACAAATG